GCCAATGCCCTCCAATTCGGCACGAACCTGTCGTCCGCCAACCGCGACAAGGCGGACGGAAACACGTTTTTCAGACATGGCCGTCTCCGATCTGCTCATTCACCTTGCGCACCATCACCGCCTCGATCTCGGGCAGCACCTCTGCGGCGATCAGCGTATTGATCCCAAGGGCCTGCGCCATTGCCAACGCCGCCCCCATGTCCCAGCCGAGCACTGCACCGGGGGCCACGCGAAGTTGACCACCCAAGCGGCCGACGAGGTCCCAGATCTGCCAACCCTCGACGCTGAGTGGCTGGTTTACTCTTGCCGGACAGTCGGGGCAGCGCCCGGCGCAGGCGGCGCAATAGCTTTCGCCCCCACCGAAGGACCATTCGGCAAGGGCGCGGAGACGTTTTTTTCGCCGTCCAGGATCAAACCCTTCGCGACATATTGGGTCTGGAACGCCTCGAAGATGGGCCAGATTTCCAGAAGGGCATCAATGCCCTCGGGCGAGACCGGCAGGGCATTGCCTTCTTCATCGCCGACCCCCTCCCAATCCAGCACGGCACGGCGGGCGACGGCCTTTGCCATGGCCAATGCCAGTTCTTCGCGGGATGCATCGTCTGGCAGCGCTTCTATGGTGGGATCTGCGCGAGCCGAGACCATCAGGGCTGTGGTCAGGGGCGCGACCTTCACCCGCAAGTCCGGCACAAGGGTGAGCCAGTTTGGCGCAGAGGTCATGTTCAGTCTGATCATGGTTCAATATCCCACAACAGTGTTGACGAGAACGGCGGTGCAGAGGCGCGCGGGGCTTGCCGCCTTTGCGGCTTGCCAATCAAACGTGGCTTGGATGCCCTGCGGGCCTGGAATCTCGATCCTGGGGCGCGGCAGATAAACGGCATGGGCCGTAAAGGTGAAGCTGGCGCTGGCCCCGAGGCTCCAGGAGAAGACCAACTCGCAAGGGGTTCCATCCAAGGCCTGGGTGATCAAGGTCGTGTCGGCAAAACGCACCTCCATTCGGCCGCTGAGTGCTGCCATGCCAGGGTCCGCCCCCTCGATCCGTCCATCACTTCTTATGGTTTCGATCCGGTCGAGCCCGTTGGAATAGGTCACTTCGGCGGAGATGATATTGCCAAGGGCAGCGCCATTTCGGGTGATCGATCCGTTGAAGTGACCGAACCTTTGCAGTGCCAGCGCAGTCGTCGTGCCCGCAGCAGTGGCCACGGCCAAGGTTTCGCCCTGAGCCACCAATCGTGCCGTGGCGGTCAAAAGCCCAGAGCGCCCCATCTGCCAGGACAGCTGATCACACACACAACCGGTATACATCGCATAGCGCGGCACTTCGGGCATCGCCGTCTCTATGGCCATGCTGGGAAGGGTCCAGTTGCCGGACTGGAACGTGTGGGTCTTCGGCGTGGTACCAGACGTTGTCGGTGCTCCGAAGGTTGCCTTGAGCCATAAGCCGAGATTTTCGACATCGATCGGCACCACAACATCGCCGTCGGCGGTAACAGCGTCCTTGATTGGGGCCAGTGGGTCGCGTCCCTGGCCAAGAAGTTCCGAGGCGATCAGCGGCTGCTCGGACCCCAGCGTCGTGCTGGCGAAGGGCACTGTCCTAAACCCCGTGGTCGGGGCGGTGCCATAGACGGTTTCGAAGGCAAGCGCCATTTGCGCCCGCGCCCCATGGGCTCGTGCCATATCTTACTCCTGTATATCTTGCGTCACCCAAAGAGTGGTCGCCCTATCTAAAGAGGTTTTGCGGCCGCCAACCGCATCCTGAGATCATGACCCCATGATGATCAAATCCCAAAATCCCCGCCCGCCGCGATTTACCCAGATCCTGCCAATCTGTGCCCTCATCCTAGCTTCGGTGTTCTTCTCCGGTGCCACGCTCCGTGCAGCGGCCGAAGACTTGGGCACCATAGAGGCCCGCGTGGCGCGGGTGGTTGACGGTGATACGTTCAATCTATCGGGTCAGTCGCAAAGCATTCGCGTCTGGGGGTTGGATGCGCCCGAACGCAACAAGGTGGGCGGTTCTGCCGCCACTGCGGCCTTGAAGGCGCTGATTTCGGGTCAAACCCTGCGCTGTGCCGTTGTTGACATCGACCGTTATCAACGCCTTGTCGGCCAGTGCTTTCTGCCCGATGGCCGCGATATCACCGCGGCCATGATCATGACCGGAACGGCCACCGAGTATTGCCGTTATTCCAAGGGATATTACGGCACCTGTTGAGGCGAGGGTGGACCTGCACCTTATCGGGTCAGCGGTAACTTTGCGCTGACCTAGCTCCGCCAGCTCTATCTTCCCGACAAGCCCGAATTTTGCCTTATCGAGCTGCCGGAGATATCAAGACCCAAGCCCTGTAGACTGTGTGATCTTTTGGAGGTGCGGCAATGTCTGACGAAGCCTTAGCAGCCGTTTTCATCATTGGCGGAGCCCTCTTTGCTTTCTGGCTCTACATCCTGCTGCCAGCAAACATGGCTGCGGCACGGGGAAGAAGCGCATTTGGCTGGGTCCTGCTTAGTCTTTTGTTCTCGCCGATCCTTGCCTGCCTGCTGCTGATGCTTCTTGGGAACAATCCCAACAGCAGAAGGTGATGCAGGAGGACTTGGACGGTCGGCGTCATGTTCCCCAAATGAAGCGCTAACCCTGCAACGGATCGCCCGTGCTGTAATGCAGGATGATCGGTATGATTGCGGCCTTTAACGACGCAGCACCCTCAACGGGTAAATCAACCGGGCGCGGCGCTTCCGCCTCGACCCAGTCGCACAGGCCGCCCAGGGTGCGGTCTGTAGTGATGGCCGCACCTACACTGGCGCAGAGCGCATCAAAGGCAGCATCACGCGTTGCGCTCTGCACGACGGCTTCGATCTCGGCGCGGTGCTGGAAGTGGTAGCGCAGCGGCGACAACGTGACTTCGGGATCGCCGGGTTCACCGTCACGCAGGATCAGCAGGCCAGCGGTGGGCACACGCTCGGGCAGGACGTCCCCGCGCAGGGCGGTGGCGGGTAGCGCCAAAAGACGCGCGAAGAGCGCTGAGACGATGGTTTCGCGGGGGGTGGGCATTCACAGATCACCTGTTTGTATTTGAACGCACGCCGCGCTCTTGAATAGGTAATGCGTTTGCCTTACCTATGTAGCCGTTATGTGGGAGAATCACATGCTTGCAGAGCTCAAGGTCGAGTCCACGCTGACCGACAAATATCAAACGACGATGCCCGGGGTCGTGCGCAAAGCGCTCGGCCTCAAAAAGCGTGATCGCATCTCCTACACCATCCTGCCGGAAGGTGATGTCTTGCTCAGCCGTTCTCCGGATGCAGTGGAAGACCCAGCTATCGGTTCCTTTCTCACCTTCCTCGCACAGGACATCAGCCAAAATCCCGGCCAAATACGGGCGCTTGAAGCTCCACTCCGCGCCAGGATTTCTAAGTTGGCAGAAGGCGTTGAACTCGATCTTGATGCGGCTCTGTCGCCCGAAGATGAATGACGAAAGGGTCTCTTACGCCCCTCGCCGTGAATGGATGGACCCTTTTCGCGCATCCTCTGTTTCTTGGTCAACTGGCAGAACTTGTCGATAAGGTAACCGCTCTAAAGGCCGCTATGCCGGACGTTTACCTCTCCAAGAATGCGACCAAGCGGCTTTCTGCGATCAACAAGCTGGTTTTCGAAGAAATTCCCAGCGATCCCGCCGATCCGAAGTATCGGCAGGGCAACACCTTGGGTAATGAGCACCGGCACTGGTTTCGGGCAAAGTTCTTTCAACAGTACAGGCTGTTCTTCCGTTTTCACGCTCAAAGCCGCGTCATCGTTTATGCTTGGGTCAACGATGATACGACCCTTCGCGCCTATGACAGCCGTTCGGATGCCTACCGCGTATTCAAGGGTATGCTTGAGGATGGAAACCCGCCGGATGACTGGAATGCGCTATTGGTCGCAGCGCAGAAGTCTGACGACCAACTTGCCGAATTGATGAACCTCGAATGAACTTGTGCGCCGTGTTAAAGTTTTGCCTCCACCCATTTCGCCACAATCCGTCCGGGCACTCTGTCCACAGCCCGCTCTGCATCCCGCGCCAGATCCAGCCGCTTTGACAGCTTCACTTGCGGCACCAGCAGGAAGATCGTCGCGCTGACGAGGCCGCGCCCGGTTTTCGACCGTGACGCCACTGCCCGACCCTTGGTGTTCAGCCGTCCCTCGGCCACAAGCAGGCTCGGCCCCCTCCGGCGATAGA